TCTTGCGACCAAGATTCAACTGGGACTGCAAGAATTCGCCAAGGTCCGCGAACAGATATCACCGCTAATCGCCAAACCATCCGAATCAGAAGTAGGAGTTATGGAGATTGAACGCCAAATGCCTAAATACGAATTGGCCGCAACTACACCGATCGGCCCCCTGCGCGACGGCTTCCGAATACAATTGTGATACCTGATCGATCCCATTGAGCCTGTCTTGAGAAACGCGGACCTCGATGACCATCTGAAGATATCCGGAAAAGCTTCGAAACTTCTCTTTGAGTACATTGCCAATCTTTTCGCAGTAAATGTAAACTGCCGTGTACTTGATCTCCTCGCTTTTTTCAGCGACGTCGCTCGAAACGTTGTCCGTGAAAAACTGGCTCGCGGCAATCGGTGCAAGCGGGACGCCGGCCGCCAGTGCTAGCGTTGTCACGGTTGTGTTGAGACCGCCGGACGCGGACATTAACTGCAGAAGCTTCACCGTGGCTGCATTAGCAATACTGGCCAAGCCGCTTATCCTCTCTGCAAATATCGAGGCAGCGGACAGAAATAGTCCGGCGCCTGCCCGGTACCTGGGCCCACGCCCGACACTAATCCGGTCGGCGGTAGAACCCATACCTGGCCGACGTTGATCGGAACAGCATCTTGCAAAGTGATTGAGTTGACCGAAGTGCCAGCGTATACATTCCATCCCACCGCATTCGAAGGTGGATTATTGGCCGTTACCTGGACTGAATGCTGCGCGGTCGCGCTTGCCGACGACACTGGGCTCGGCATGCCTTCCCCGCTACTGGAGTTTAGCCATGTGACTTGTACGAAGTATTCCCCAGCCGGCAGCGTTCCACTCACAACGTCGACTTCAGGGGTTTGCGCAATAGGGAGAGGGTCTGCCACCATACCGACCCCGGTCTGAAACAGCAACCCCGCCGCCCATTTGCTAAGGTCCTTGTAGGCATTCAACTTGCCTAGGTAACGATCGTTAAGCTGATTATAATAGGCGTCTCGATAGATTAGCTCGAGTGTCTGGAACGTATGCCACATCAGAAGCGGCGGTGTAACTGTAATACTCGAGAGCTGTACGTTGGATGTTAGTGTCATCCCTGGCCACCAGGTTAAGAGACTCGTCGGCGAAAACGGGGATCGAGAAGTGGCGGCCAGCAATTCCGCCCCCAGTTCTGTTTGAGCGAGGGCCAATTTCGCCGTTGCGTCGATTCCCTCCGTGCTGGCCACATTGAGAACGGCTGTGTCCTGTGCGGCCAGTTGATCAAGAGTCGAAATCGGTGCGTCTGTAAATAATGCCATCCCAATGCCCGGTTTTGCCGTCTAATCTTTGATCGAACGGTTCGCTTTTCTCAGCTCGGCGGAGGGCACGATGGTCACTTGCATTTTGCCGGCTATTGCCTCCTCGTCGGCCGCGCGCTTTGCTTCAGCTTTCTTTTGCTGGAAGTCGCGCACAGCCTCTTCATTAGCGAGATGAGCGCGTCCGTCCGCGATCATTCGGGCAGCCAATTGACTCGAAACTTCTGTCAAAAGACCGTCTTTGCCGCCATCGGGAGTTTCGTGACTTACAACCACGGCAAAAGGGGTGGTCAGCGTGTGTTCGACGTCTCGAATTCTTTGATAGTACGATTTCAAGTTCATAAGAATCGGGCTTAGGAATTCATCTGTACCGCGAAGTTGTTCCGTAAGGCCGCTACGCCGTACAGCACATCGGCCGTAAACTGTTGTGACAGTGTGTCTGGGCGATAGCTCATGATGACACGCAAACCGAAGTTTCCTAGCTCCGCATACTCCGCGATCGCTCCGGTTCCGGGAAGTGGCTGCGGCAGGCGGCGGATAACCAGCCCGATCGCGTCGCGGACGAATGCGAGGTTGTGAGTGGTTATGGGTGCACTACCCGTTTTCGCCACGAATTGGGACCGGAAAACAAAGAAGTCTTTGATCTTTCCGAACGTGCCCTCAATTAAGGCGCGGAGACCTGCGTCGCCGGCAGTCTGAAATTCGCTGAATCGTGGTATCTGTCGCATCGCAGAATATGTGTTCGCGTCGACGATCAAGTATTTTGGTTGGCTGGCTGGAACCATGGCTGTGAACAGTCCGGTTTCAGCGGCGTCGATAACAGCCTCTGTAATCGGCGTTCCAGCGGTGCCGACAGGCGAGTTCGCCGTGAAAGTGGCGTAGAGGCCGAGAAGGTCGGATTCGATTCGCTCGGCAATGGCAATTACAGCCGGCTGCATATAGACCCGCAGCAAGTCCGGAACTGCCAGAACCTTGGTGACGTCCGGTATCTGAAACGTTGCTTCCACGTGCGTGTTGAGTACGATCTGCGCATTTCCTAGGTTGGGGTTTTGCGCATTGACTGTGCCACCCTCAGCGAGGTTATTCGCTACCAGGGTCGGCGGAATTGGCACATTGACGGTGTCTCCGGCCTGAGCCAAGGTTGGCTCGTAGTCCCGGTTGACAAGATTGCCCATGACCAAATTGCCGACCAGGGCGGGTAAAGCATCGGCCGCGACGAGTTTTACGATCGCGGTAGCTACATTAGCAGACGTTATTGACGGCATCACTTTCTCCTATTCAGTATGTGCAGCTATAACCCACGCAGAGTCTGTGAGGCGATCCGCGCAATCTCTTCGCGTGCCCGCTCCAGATCCTCGGCACTCATGCCCGGCCGAATTTTGTCCAGATCGACGGCCGACCCTCCGGAGGGTGTCTTCTGAGTGGAAGCCACTCCGGAGCCGCCCGCAATGCGGGCAGGTAAGAACTCGGGATTCGAATTGACGAATCCAGCGAGATAGTCCTTCATTCCGATGTCGCCTGCATCGGTTTTGGCAACGAGGCGTCCATCTTCGCTTCTGGCGATGTCATCTTTGACTGCCTTAAAGGCCAAGTCGACCTTTCCCACACCTAAACGTTGAAGTTCGGCTCGAATGGCGGCGCTTCGCTCCGCTTCTTCCGCCATCCGCCGGCTCTGTTTGTTCTCCTCGATCAGGTCATTGACCCGGCGCTCCAATTGTTCCCGGCGTTTTCTTTCTTCCTGCAGTTCGGTCTTGTATGCCGGTTCGGTTTTTGCCTGCTGAGCGCGAGTGAACTCCTCGACTGTCTGGCGCACCAGTGAAGGCACATCAAGCCGCTGGGGTTCCGTCGTTGGCGGTTTGTCTCGCTTTACTTCCTCCATCCCTCTCCTCTGTTCCGCTCGATACATCGATCGAGTGATCGATTTCATCGGCCATCTGATTTTTGATGTCCTGCCCGACATCGCTGAAATACTTGAACGCCAGCTTTTTGAAAAGCTGCTTCTTGAACGTGGGCGACTGGATTCCGAGGGCCAGCAGCTTACTTGCATCGTCAAGCTCGATACCGAAGTCTCCAATGTCGAATTCATCAAGACCCGACACGTCAATCAAGAGACCGTCCTGGCGGGCAACTTCGATTGCCGAAAGCACTTGTTTCATGGTCTGCTTCACAACATCGCCGTAGGCTCGCAACACTTCCTGGGTAATACCGAAGTCGCGCTGCTTGCTTAAACCCGATTGGCTCGTCAGCGACGAACTAGTCCCACCCGCCTGAACCATCACATAACAAACTCTGTAGATTTCGTCTTTCAAACGCTCCAGATTGTCCGCCGCGATCTGAAACACTTTTCCTTCGGGTTCTGTCCATCCGAACCGGTCATCCGGACCCAGCTGAATGTAGTAGGAGTCCCCCACAATCTGGCTCCATTCCCTTTCCGAGTAAATGACTGGACTGGCGAATAGTCCCATGGTTAAAGCCCAAGACAAGGCATTGGACTTATTGAAATGCTCCAGTTGCAGCAACGCGGCCTTGTTCATCAGCCAGAGCCCTTCGGAAACGCGCACTTGAAAGATGGGAACCCGGCGCTGGGCCGCGAGGCCATGCCTCCCTTCGTCAACAAGATCAATTCCGGTGGAGAGCCCCGCCGGTCCCAGCGAGGAGCGGTATATTCTAAATGCCTCCCGATCGTAGTAAATCCAGCAGGTTTCCTTCTTCCATGTCTCGCTACCTGGCTCTCTTTGCCGGACCTGCGAGGTCCGCACGACCACCCACTCGAACTGGCCGTTGGCGTCATAGTCCCAGTTGATGACTTCGTCGGCAGGATACTCGGCAAGAAAAGCTCTTGATTTTCCTACGGCGTCCTCGTGCGCCCGGTTGGAAACCGGCACCGTGACCCGCGGGAAATCTACAACGACGTAGCTGCAGCCCGTAACCAACGCTTGTACAAGCTGTTGCCGGAAGAACTCCGGCAGCGGTGTGCCTTTAAGATCGCAATCGCCAGCGAAGCTGGTGAAGAAGCGTTTCCCCGCATCATTTTTTCCGTCAAAGGTGATAACCGGCTCTCGCCGCATGAGCGTCGCGGCGTACCAGTCGATCACGGATCCGACATAGTTCTCATAAAAGACCCTGCTCAGCCGCTCGATGTAAATGTCGTTAGGCTCCTTGCTGCGGCGCGCCAGATATTCGGCCCGCTCGCTCGCGAAGGTGTTCGCCGCCGGTATAAAGATCGCGATACTTGCGCCACATCGCCTTGTTGCGGACATAGTCGGGATGCTCAATGTTGATATTCGGCATGTCAGGGCGGCGATCTACAACAATCTCCTGTTACGTTCCCCAATCCGGGGTAATGGCCGGCATTCCTGCCAAAGCAGATAGCCGAGAGCGTCGGACACATGTGTTCTCCGCCGATCCTTTTCTTTGTCAGGAACGTTACTGTCCGCTTTGTAACAGACCTGCTCGAAATCCTTGATCAGTTCCACGCACTTACGATCCACAAGAAGCTGGATCGTGCCGGCAGCGCTCCGGAGCTTTGCGTTCGTTAGAGTAATACGATCGCGAATTTCGGGGTTCGCTTTGGGGACTTTGTAATACAGCGTACCTGGGTAGTTTTCCGCGAAATACTCCTTAACAATGTGGTAATCGGAACTTCCGGTGGTATGCATGCTGTTTTCCGGAAGCATCCCCGTAAACAACGACTTCGCGAGGATGAGCAGGAAACCGCCGGTTAAATTCCTCGCAAGCCTGAAGCGTGTTGGCATGCCGGAGAACAATTTCATCCAACACATAAAGGGTCCCATTCAAAATCTGAGCGACCACCGAGCACATCGGGTCGACATTAAAATCCAAGGCCCACAGAAGCGGCGCGCCGCGGTGGACTTCAGCATCCATGACATGCTCGTCGCGGCTGAAGGCGTAATACACTAGCGAGCCATGCACATTGAGGTACTTTCCGAGCGCCTCCTGCTGGAAGAACGCCTCGTCATAACTGCTTTTCAGCAGATCGTAGAAATCGGGAATCCGCTCGAGCAGGTAACGGTTTTCAAACGGCTTGGCCATGGTGGTTTCATACCCGCGGCCCGGAGCGGAAATGAATTTCCGATAAACCCAGTCATACCCTTTTGGCGTCCAAACCCCGCATCCGCAGAGCCGGTTGGCTTTGGGGTCGCGCAGACGCCCTTCGAGGATCAGCCAGGCCTCTTCGTGCGTGTAAGTCAGCTCGTCCAAGGCGAACCAGGCCAAGTTAGTGCCGCGCAGCCGCTCAAACTCATCCACTGAACGGCAAAGGACTCGCGAGCCGCTGTCAGTCATAGTCAACACGTTGTCGCCTTTGCTGTATTCATACGGGATGAAGTTCGCATTCAAGAGCTCAAACAAGGCGCCGAGAGTCGCGTCACGAAGCATCGGGTAAGTCGGCGCTCCGATAAGGCCGACGCGTCCGCTATTGACATAGCTCAACTTAATGGCTTCGTGGCATAGCGCCTGACTTTTGCCAGAGCCAATCGGACCGGAAAAACCTTTGAATCGCGCCGCCGAACGGTGGAATTTCAGTTGCGAGGGCAGCGGCGCGTATTTTATTCCTCGGAAGCAGACTCCGTCTCGCTCGGATCGATCCAT